AAGAATATATGAAAATTATGCCGGTATGTTTCCAACATTTGAATCTTTTTGTGAGGTAATGGATCAATGTACTGAAAATTACGAATGTCTTGTTGTAAATAATAATAGTAAATCAAATCAGTTGCAAGACCAGATTTTTTGGTATAAAGCTGAACCACATGGTGATTTTAAATTAGGATCAAAAGAATTTTGGGAATTATCAAAAGATTTAAATTCAGATGATGAAGAAGAAATATATGATCCAAATAAAGTAAAAAAGAGAGGCGCAGGACAAAAAATAAATGTTAGAAAAAATAAATGGTAGATATATGGTAAATATATGTATAATAAAGTATTTTAAGATAATATTTAATTAAAAATAATTTTAAATATTATTTATGTTTAAAAATTTGCCTGAAGAGATAATTAATAATATTTATAAAATATATTTTACAAAATACGTTTTATCTGAAATAAAGCCGAAATGTAATTATAATTTTAAACTAGGTTCATTTAAAAAAGGGTTTAAATGCAATTTAAATACGATTGATTCAGCATTTTGTCTCTTTTGTCATTATAACTTTACAAATATGAAATATTTATAATAATTATTTAACCAATTTAATACCCAAATGTCTTGCAATTTTTTGAAACAATGCCATATCTTTTTTATGTCGTTGCTGTTCAATATCTTGAATTGTTTTAATATCTATATTGAGATTTTGTGCTAGTTGTTTTTGAGAAAGTTTTTTTGCAACACGTCCTGCAACAAGTTGAACCGAAATATTACGCGGTATATATTCAACCTTTTCGGGTTCTGTACTTTGGTCTAGCTTATGAAATGCCCTTTGATCACCGCTTTTTGTTGTAGGTAGTGCCTTTTTTTTAGTTGCATTCAAAACAACAGGTTTCCAATCCTGAAAGTTATTCATTGATAGTATAATAATATAATATTATTCTATCAATTTTTTTATTAAATTATGCATTTGTTAATTTAAAATTCTAACCTTAAGTAAAATATATTTAGTTTTTTTTACTATTCTAGTTAATATTGAGTTTTCACGAAAATCCCATTATACTAAACATCAAAGCAAAAATATATTGTCAAGATAATAAAACAAATATAAAAAATTTGCTGAGAATATTATTTTAAATAAAAAATTGATTTTAAATAATACAAAAAATATAAATAAAATTACTATGGAAACTCAAACAAAAACGAATGAAAAAAGTGAAAATGAAATTATAGACGTAGTTAAAAATACTAAAACACAACTAATTGTAAATGAAGATTGTATTATAAAAATGAAAGAAATGGAAAATGATACTGCTGATATTATAATTTGCGATCCTCCATATAATATTGGAAAAGATTTTGGTAATAATAGTGATAAACAAGATATGGATAAATATCTTAGTTGGTGTGATGAATGGATTAGTGAATGTATTCGTATTCTAAAACCAAAAGGAACATTATATATCTATGGGTTTAGTGAAATATTAGCATTTATTAGAGTAAGAATAAATATAAATGTTAGGTGGATTATTTGGCACTATACAAATAAAGTAACTCCATCTCTAAATCATTGGCAAAGAACACATGAAAGTATATTATGCTGTAGTAAAGAAAAACCACATTTTAATCGCGATGATGTAAGAGAACCATATACAGATGCATTTTTAAAAAATGCAGCAGGTAAAGTTAGAAAAGCAACAAAAGGTAGATTTAGTAACGGAGAAAATGAGACTGTATATAAAGCACATACAAATGGTGCTCTTCCAAGAGATGTTATTAAAATATCAGCACTTGCTGGAGGTGCTGGAAAAAAAGAAAGAGTAAATCATCCAACGCAAAAACCTTTAGAATTATGTGAAAAATTAATTAAAGCATCAAAAAATGGTGATGATACTTTACTAGTAGTGCCGTTTGCTGGCTCTGGAAGTGAATGTGTAGCCGCAAAAAAAGAAAATATAAATTTTATTGGTTTTGAAATAAATGAAGAATATGTAAATTTATGCATTGAACGGTTAGATGGTATTTAGAAAGTCAACTAAATCATTAGTATTGTGAATTTCAGTTAAATATGGCATAATTTTACTCTTTTTACACCACCATCCTTGTAATCCTTGTTTTTCTATAAGATTATTATCACGACATACTCCAAATAATACTGATTTATTAATAATCCATACCTTCCACCCATCAAAATCTAATAGTGCAAGTAAAAGACAATGATAATCATGTTCTGGTTCAATATGTTGCCACTTACAATCATTTCTTCCTGCCCAACGGCGTGCTGCTTTAATTTCTAATGGTATACCATTTTTAGTTCCATCGTTTTGTGTTGAAGTTCTTGGTCCAAGATCAAATAAATTACGCAAAATTTCTTCACTTACACTACCAAACCGTTTTGAATCTAATCTTGCCATTTCACGTATATCTTCATTTTCTGAATTATTTTTATAATAATCTGATTGACTCTGAGAATAATTATTAATAATATCCTTAAACATATCACTCCAATTGTTAGCATGTAGGATATTGTTTTCACTCATTTCTTTATTATATATTTCTTTACATATTTT